CTTTATTTCTTCCCAAACCTCAACCGCTTCATCTATTAGTGACTGATGTAGCTTGTCAGGTGTTTCTATCTCTGTTGTTTTTTCCCATCTCTTAGGATTGTCTGCACACTCTGAGGTGGCAATTCTTGCCTTCAGCTTCATAAAGCATTTACAAATTCCACAGTTCCCTAGTAAGCTTTTATAGTGAGGACACTCTCTACATATAGCTATCCTGTCATCATAGACATTATCGGGTACAAAAAACTTATTCATTCTTTTTCTTTTTTACTTTTCTAACCACCATTGTTTGGGAAAATCCAAACATCATATAGAATGATGAACACTTATCAGGATCATACATTCTTTTATTTCTTTTTTTCTTTTTACTCAACTTCTTCTTTTATTTTGTTTCTTACTTTATCTATTGTGGTGAACAAACTGTTTCTGCTTATCCCTGTTTTCTTTGCGAGTGAATCAAGTGTGTTCCCCTCATAATAGTAAAGTTGGAATATTTTTTTATCGTACCAATATTCTAACGAATCTAATATCTCATCTATCTGTTCTAGTTTCTCAAACTTACAAAAGCCTAAAACTTCATTGGGTATATTATAAAGACTTTTGCTATTTCTAATATTACTATATACATAAGTTGCATTACTTGTAAGTTCGTCAATATGAGAATAGTATTTATTGTATGTATAATAGAACTTAGATCTAGGACTTGTAAAACCTCTCCTTAAAGCAACTGCGCCATATCTTGTTAATCCATCTTCTCCGTCTTTTTCGTATATATCTTTTAAAGTCTTAGGGTTCATCTGAAGAAAATATAACATCAATTCCTGAACAGCGTTATCAATTTCGTTCTCATCAGTAGTAAAAGCAAAAGACATTTCTTTAAATTTACTTCTCAACTCTGCAACGGCTTGATAAATCTTATTCATTGAGTGGCTCTAGGTTATCTATTTTATCTGCAACGTCTTGTACCATTTCATTCAGCACAACTTTATAGGCTCTGATAGTTGCTGCATTAGTTTTTGTTTCTAGTCCTGCAAAGAAACCACTTGTTGCAACCGATAAGTTAGTAGGTATTATCATCAACCAAGAATACCAATTATCCTCTTTAACTCCTGTCCCATATCCGTTATGGTAATCAATTATAATATCTAATACGTCTAAGTAGTTATTATATCTACTCTTTGTACTTACATCTTTTGCAAACTCTTTACACATTATAATATAAGTTTCTATGATGTTTCTGTGTTCTTCACTTGCATATATCGGTTTTCTCATACGACAAATTTAAAAAAAAGGTTTACTCAATTCCTTTTTCTTTTTTTAACTTTTCAACAAGTGATTTGTAGTAACTTATTTTTTCTTCATATTCCACTCTTGAAATCTTTAGAATAGACCTAGATGTATGTTCTAGTTCTTCAGCAGTTCCTTCACCATACTTTCCATCTAATGCTAATCCGAACTTATACTGCTCTCCACTTCTGAACATATTACAAGCTACACATTGCACCTGACAATTTTCTTCATCAAATCTTGTAGCCATAAAACGCCTAGACTGAAAATGACCATTCTGTAATGTTTTATAATGTGCTACCTTCCCACAAGTAAAGCAAACGGCTGCACCTGTATCTGAAGCTTCTCTAAGTCTAATGTAAAGACTGAACCATTTGTCTAGCTCTTTTTTTAATTTACTTATTGATTTTTTCATATACTCTTAATCAAATCAGCAACCATTTTCCAATCTTCATCTGTGCTAGTGTTTTTATTTTTATATAATTCACGCAAAGAATTTAAAGTGTCACTTACTCTTTGCTTCTTTGTTTTATTAGACTTTTTTACATTTACAGGAAGTCTGTCTGTTAAATCCCATTCTATAACATTTCTGCCTGTTACCTTACAAGGTCTTACAGATTTCTCATATATAACCCCTAATCTCCTTAGCTCTGTAAATCTTGCCGCACTTAATGATAAAGGATTTAAAGGATTAGTATGTTCTAATGCTTCCTGTCTTGTGCAGGGTGCAGATTTAAAGATAGCTTCAAAAGTTTCTAATCTTCTTTTAGGTAATAAACCATTTGCTCTTATCTCGTTATAGCAATCTATTGATGTTTGTCTTGTTTTCATAATTTATACATAAATTTTAATTGACTTCCTTTTGATTTTTTTATATTAGGATATTCTTTTTGTAAAAACTCCCAAGCTCTTGTTTTATGCTTATGCCACATTGTAACAGGGTGTATTCTTTTTCCATCTTCTGTTATATAAAAATCTGATTTTAATTCATCAATTAATTTATAGTTTGCTGCTCTATAAATAATACCTCTATTATTAATCCCTTCACTATTGTCGCTGTAAGAAATTATTGCTTTTAAGTCTTTATATCTTTTTTTTAAAAATTTATGCAAAAGAGAAAGAGTAATAGTTTCAGAATATTTTGGCATTTCATCTGATAACCACATTCTATCAAATTCAACTACTTCATTTTTTTTATATTTTCCATTTTTATTAGGTCTTATTCCATATCCAATTTGTAAAGCACCTGAAATTTTATTATTATAATATACTAACAAATTTAAAAAACTATTCTTTGTTGCTTTTTTAGAATAATGATTGTTTATTATAATTATATCAGCTTGTGATTTTTCACAAATTCTAATTTGAATATTTTTCTTTTTACACTCATAACCAATTACATACATATTAAAAATATCATAAATTGGATTTTTTTTTAAAGCCATTTTTATAATTCTTCTTCAAATTTAGTACAAAAATATGCTTCTAATATACAAGCTATAATTATTATTCCCCATACGATTGTTAATATCTTCATTTCAATTTTCTTATTAGCCACATTACAACGGCTGTTACTATCACCCAGCCTATCATTATATATGTTCTAAACATACAGGACATAAATTATTATCCCTAATTTCATCTGTTATTTCTATACCACAACAAGTATATTCTATTTCTTCTTCTTCTAATATTTCTAATATTACTTTATCTACTTCTTCAATATTAGATAATTCATTTTGTTCTTTCATTGTATTTGTTTTAATGGTTCTTGATACCATAAGGTCTTTCCTTTTGGCTGTCCTAATTCGTGAACTTGATAGTAAGCGTTATCTACTAACTTCTTTTGAGCATAAACCCATTTGTAAAAGGTTCTGATATTTAAAAAAGGCTCATCTTTTCCAAATCTTACTCCCTGATGAAAAGCGTCCTGAACTTGATTAAAGGTCATATTTCCAAATCTTTTCTCTTGGATTAAGTCTGCTGCAAATATCTTACTTAGACTAGCTAAGGTTTGAGGATCTGTTTTATGTCCTATTTCAACTGATGTCTTTGCTACTAAGTCTAAGACTTTAGCAGTAAGCTCTTGTAGATTTTCTTGCTTTAATGGTTTCATCATCTATTTATTAGTTCTTGAATTTGTTCTTCTTCTAAAAAAGTATCATCTTCTCCATAATATTCTATATGTGTTATGTGATTTGATACACTTATCAGTAAATGATATTCTACATTTTCAGCATAACCTTCTTCTCCCATACTTGCTCTTTCTACTAATTTTCCTTCAGGAGTTAAATCTATTAAGTTTGGTAAATTCATAATTTCTTTTTTAAATTAATTTTTTTGCTTCTTGCCAAGCATTTATTTGTGCGTCTAATTTAGACATTGTTGGTTTTTTATATTCTCTTTTCTCCCAAGTAACAATTGCTTGTTTCCAATTTTTCATTTTATTTTTTCCTATCATCCAATCTTTAGATTCATAAAAACTAATAAATCCTTCTGCATCTATATTATTATTACGCAAGATACAATAATTTTTAACTTCATCTAAAGTAGGTTTTTTAAAGCGCTTACTATTATTATCTGTAAGATTATTATTAGTTATATTTATATTAGTATTATCTGTAAACTTTTCTTTACTAGGTATATTAACCAAAGTTATCACCCTCGCTTCTATTTGTTTACTATGTGGCTTATATATATTAACACGCCTAATATAATTGTTATCTTCTAAATTCTTTAACCATTTCTGAATAGATACTCTACTAACTTCATAAAGCCTACAAAAGTATTGAGTGGATGCTGTACATTTACCATTCATATTACACAAAGCTGTTATTTCTGCATAAAGTAATTTAGCATTTGGTGTTAATTTTTTACTGTATCTTACTTCAGCAGGAATAACTGCATAATAGTTTGGTTTTTCTTTCATACTATTTCTATTTCAAATTGATAATCTTGGAGTGCTAACTTACATAATTCTAATTGATTATAGAAATTTCTGTAAGAAACTTTTATATCAGTTCCAAAACCCCCTGAAGTAACACGAATAGTAGTCTGATGATTTGAGCTATGTCTAACATCATTCTTTCTTAGATGTTCCTGTAAATTATACAAATCAATGAAAGTCTTTTTAGCTTCTTTAACTCCCATATAAGCATTATAGATCTTATTGAATATATCTCTATATAACACCCAAGAAGAATAATTAGCTGAGTGACATCTTTCATAATGGTTTACGCTTGTTCTATCTCTTTTTAATACTTTAGCAATAATATCTCTGTGAGTGTTATCTTCCATTCTAGCTATTACACTAACAACAGCTCTTGGCACTTGTATTTCTGTCTTACGACTTCTTAAAGCCAAAGAACCCTTACGCATACCTAACAAAGATGTTGCTAGGTTGCATAAGTTTTTAAAGTTATCTTCTCCTTTCATATTAAAATGGCATATCTTCTTCATCAGAAGTAACAAACTCTGTATTGTTGCTCTGGTTTGTGAAATGATAACCGTCTATGTTGTGATAGTATTTACCATTATATTCTCTTGAATAAACATTACAAAGAATTGATACTGTCATTCCAACTTCTAACATATTCATTTTCTGTACCTTATCTCCGAAAGCACTTACTGCAATTAAGTTGTTAAACTCTCCACCTGTATCAATTACGATAGATTGCTTTTGCCATTCCTTTCCTGCTTTGCTAGTTCCTGTTTCAAGATCAAGCTTCATTTTTACTTTACCTTTTACTTCCATAATTTATTTATTTATTTTAGTTATTACTATTTTTAAAACTCTCGCTTTCATCTTCAGAAAAACAGCCTAACTCATAAAATCCTGTGAGCTTTAAGACTGCTCTTGACATTGCTCTTTTCTCTGCCATTTCCATTACATACCAACTTAAAGTTGTACCATTTTTAAAATCTCCCTTTAAAGCTGAACCAAAGGTTTGTATAAAAGCTTCATTATCTTCTTTCTTTGCGTGAGCTTTAACAACACAAAAGTCTTTCTCACATTTGATGACTTCATAGTCAATTTCTATTCCTTCTAAAGCTTGGATCTTATCAATACCACTTCTTGTGATAATGATATAGTGTTGATGTTTAAAGACATCATCTTTTGTAAGATTATACTTAATGTATTTCTCTTTTAAAATTTCTGTTTTCATATTAAATTTATTATTGTAGGTTGATTATTATTTGTTTTATAGTGTTTTTTCCAAGTAGGCTTTAGATCTAAAACCCAACTGTCTTGCTGTTGCCAACCATAAGTCTTAAGCATTTCACAAAACTTATTATAACATTGTAGTTCTGTTCCTATAACTACAACTGATCGTCTGTTGTATTTTAGGTCATTGTTAGGATAACCATCTATACTTGTTACTCTTGCAGGTATAAATTGAGGTTTCAATAGCCATTCTTCAGCTATTACTTTAGTGTCATCTATCAGTTTCCCTGTTATCCAAGAAACTTTAGGTTTGCTGTAATCTACATAATCATAAGTAGAATATTCTAGGTACTCTGCGTCTTGTATTGTCATCTTAGCAGTATGTTTGAATGTAGATTAATACAGCTAAAACTGACACTCCTATTAAACAAAAGTTAGCCAATACATTTAAAATCTTATCGTTTCTTTTGTCTTTCTCCTGACTTAGATTATAAACATCATATCTATAATCACCATCTTTGTAAAGATAGTTTATCTTAAAGAATGTTTCTTTTTCTTTTTCATTTAGGAAGTATGTAGCTTTTGTATTCCTATTCACAATTTTAAAGTTTTCCATTTTCTTATATACCTATATTAGTCGTAAAGGATTTTATACTATAAAAAAAGGTAGATAATTTAATATCTACCTTTGTTGTTTTTAATATTTTAAAAAGTGTGCCTTTTCAATTTTGTTGTAATCTTCCTTACTTAAACTTTCAATAAATTCTTCTGAACATTCAGATATTTTCATTCCCATTTGTAAGTCAGGAGTTCCGTCTATAATAATTGGGTAAACATATCCTGTTTGATTGTTGTAAAAATTACCTACACTTTCTAATTTCATTAAGTTTTCCATTTGTTTTTTTTAAATTAATTTCGTTTTAATTATGGTACAAACATATAACAAATATTTGAATTAACAACCTTTTTAACACAATTATTACCAAAGTTATTAACAATTTAAGTGTTAATAGTGTTTTGACTAGATAAGCAACTTTAAGTGCTGTCTAGTATATTACCATTAAAAAGTTGTGAAAGTGCCTTAGAGCGTAAAGGGGTGTACCTATAAAGGCATTAAAAGGTTGATAGGAAGTGTGCCATTGTTTAGCACTACTGCACAGCCAACAGCAGGACGTTTACCATATTTAGCGTAAGCCATAGCATAAGCCTTATGATTTATTCCTGAACCACATTGAGTTCCAAATACCCTGAAGTTCTTTCCTACATAATGTTCGGTGTAGCATTGCGTGTGTAAATGTCCTTGTACGGTGTTCATCATATCAGCACGACACTTAGTCCTTGCCGTTCCACCTTCTCCGTGAATATACTGAACATCATCTAATTCGTATCGTTCTACAAAATTCCAATCAGGAGTTTCTAATACTTCTTTATAAGACTTGATCCATTTAGAAGGAATTGCTGATGTTTGAGCTTTACGCATTATGATCCTGTCGTGGTTTCCTATAATTACAGTTGCCATAGGGAAGGCATTACGCCATCTTGCTATTCTCTTAATAGCTAATTCTAACTCATCTAAGCCACCCATTCCGTCTGCTGAGGTTTCGTGGTAACTTGAATAGTGGTTATCAATTACGTCACCTATAAAGACTACTTCAGTACAATTATAAGTATAGTATTGCTCTATACACCAATCAAGATAACCGTCTAAACAAAAAGGTTCGTGCAAATCTCCAATAACTAAGACATTCCTAGTTTCTTGTTCTCGCAATTTTTGTAAAGCGATTATCTCGTGAGGTTTAAGTCTGTACCTATTACTTACTTTCTTTTCCAAGATCTGCTAGTGATTGCCCACCTAACATTGCAAGTAAACTGAACCAAATTTTTGAAACAGCATCTTCATCAGCTCCTAAAAGAGTTGCGATTATAGGAACAACAATAGATGAAATTCCTAACCATACCTTCTTAGAAGTAAGAAGTTTTGTGATAATGTAATTTTGCATTTTATTTGTTTTTGATTATTAAATTAATGTTTTCTCCGCCTAAATTAAGTATTTCTTTGATTATTAAGTCCATAGCCAAGCGAGAGTTTTCAACAATGTCTTGTTTACGACCATTTCCTACTAGAATACAACCCCTAGTATCTTTAGCTGAATTACCTCTGTGAAATAAGACATAATCCCTATCAGGAACATCTTGTACTAATAAATGTAAATAATCTCTTGTTGCACTTTCTCTTGCAGTTCTTAATCTCACTTTATACCTCCCCGCAGGAATACAAGATATACTTCTTTCATTATTGATATAAGGTAATTCTAATGTATCACAAAATTTTTCTCCATTAATAAAGAGTTTACCGATTGTACTTTTCTCAGTAAATGTATCTCTTATGATTAAAAGATTAACGCCCTTGACCTCTGTATGTTTGCTTGTAAGCATTTTGTCCTTTTGAAGCGTTTTTAGAATGAACTCCTTTACGTTTCTTCCTATTACTTTTAATATGAGTAATACTAATTTTTCTTGCCATCTCTTTGCTTTTTGTGATACCACCATTTATCTGCTGTATATATAATTGAAATTACTAATAAAAGTATTTTCAGTAATGTTTCTAAATTTGTAAATGTTGTTACGCTAAGAATCGTTACGTTTACCCCCACTACTTCTCCTACGTCTTGTGCTAGTTTTCTTATCGGCATTATTTAAGTATGATTTAAGTTTAGTTATGTTTGTTTCTTTTGGCTTGTAATGTTTTTTCATATGTTTATTCCAGAGTAATAAGCGTCTTTATTCGGTGATATATCTGCACCTGTGTTTGTAGAATATTCAGGGAAGCTAGTTAAATTGTTTGTGATATAAAGTATCATTCTTTCTGTAAAATATTCAGCCGTATTTCTAACTTCTTCACGCAAACTAGAAGCTTCAGTTTCACTTAAAGCATTTCCATTTTCAGAGGTTTTAGAATAGATGTTGCCATTCTGAATTTTAAAGCGCAAAAAAGGTATGCACTCATAAAAAGCCCATTGCACCAACATACTCCCGATAAAATCATCTACTAAAGTTCTGTAATCTCCTGTCAAAGTTCCTGCTGTTATTTCTGATTGAAGTTTGTCGTAAAGGTCTGTGCCAAGCTTATCTTCACAATGAATTTTCTGTGCGACTTTTACATATGGGAGTATGAAATTGACATCTACATTCCCATTTATTGCGGTGCTATCTTTAAGCTTATCTTCTGATATAAATAATACGTATGCCATAATTATCTCTTTTTAATAAATCCTTTGTTCTTCATTCTTTTAGGTGCTATTGCAACCCTCTTATCGTTCTTCTTAGCAGTAAAGCCTTCTGACCTAGCTTTAGTGTAACCTATAATCTCTGCATCATCTATTTTAGTGGTCTTGCTTTCACCTATTACAGTTCTATAGATTTGTCTTAGCCAAAAATGATGGCAGTTACCCCCTCCTTTAAAGAGAAAAATATCGTAAGTATTAGCTCCACCTCTACCCCAACCTTTGTTTACTTCCATACTTGACATCCTTTCAATATCCTCCTTACGATAAAGTTTTTTAGCGCCCATCATTTGTTTGCAAAATTGTCTTTTACTTCCTGACTTTCTAGTCAAGAAATTATCTTCTGCATATACATATCTTACTCTGTAATAGTCGTAAGTCTTTTTACTAATACCATCTTGCTCTGACTTTCTATTTGGTAAAGCCCTTCCTGTACTAGCTAATTCAATCTTTTCGTCTGCTATATTATTAAGTTCTTCTTCAAAATTAAAATCAGCGTGTTCTCCATCAACTACTTCTTCATCTACTAATTCCCAATCTTCAGGAATATCCTCTACAGTTTCTAAGAAATTGTCTAATTCAGTCATTTTAGACATCTTAGTAAAATCTTGTTCTTCTTCTTTTAACTCAGGCAATCCCATTTCCTTTCTGATTTCTGAAACGCTCATCACCTCCTTCATATCTTCAACAGTAAACATAGTCGTTATCGGTTTACTCTGAACAAACTCTAAAGGCAAATTAATACCATTTACTGTTAAGATTTTATTTAAAGTCTTTAAGATATTATTTTGAAACGGCTTTACCACCGTATTTAAGTATATTTCAAAAGCACTATTAAGTTCTTCTGCATTTGATCCGAATCCATTTTCAGAGTTAATTCCAACAAGCATAGGACTTGTACATCTATGCCCTGTCAGGATGTTCTGCATTAAGAGTTCTTGGAGTGCGATATATTGCTTGTCAGCATTAGATACTGCAATAGGAGTTATCTCAGGAGTGTTTTCTTTACTATCTGAGAATGTCAATACAAACTTCCCACTAGCTGAAGCCCCTGTAAATTTCTTTTCTATACTTCTTTCTACTTGCTGACGCTCTTCTCTTGTAGGTATTCCGTTTGCGAAATTTATGAAATATGAACCACTAAATCCGTTCTGTATATTGTTTAAATGAAACTCAGCAACTCTCTGATCTACTAAAGCCCAATTCATACAGTTGTAGTCAGGAGTATGATATACGTCCATATTAGGACTGTAAGATCCTGTGTATAGTATTTGACTTGGAGTGCTTCTATCATTCACATTAAAAGCAGGAACAGGTTGTGGTTTGTTAGTTCTTGTGTTTGACCAATCAGCACTTACAAAATAAGTATCTACTTTTCCTAGTTCATTTGGTTTCCCTGCTCTAACTCGTTCAACAGGAATGTGGTAGATCTCACTTATACTCTGTCTGTCTTGACTCCATATTATATTAAGTGCATACCCACCCTGAAGTTTAAAGTCAAAAGCAACCTTTTTTATTACCTCGTGCAAAGTTTCATTTCCATTAGCATTAGCTAAGAACTTTTTAAGACCTACTAAAGCTTCTAAATTGTCATCTTCTAAAGCTATAATGTCCGTTCCTGCGATCATATCACTTGTGGCATTAATAATGGCAGCGTGTGTACTAGAATTATAGTAAAGGTCAATTAAGAACTGAGGGTATAAATTGCGCCACTCATCTGTACCGTATTCTATATAGTCTTTTCCACGAACCTCTTGTATTATAGGTGATGTTGATGATTCTAAATTGATTGATAAAATGTTTTCCATATTATAAGTTTGATAAATAAGTATTTACATTAGCTGTTAATGCGGAGCTTTCTGTATCATATATTTGTATTTCGCTAATTGTTCCGTCATAAGGATTGTTATCAGAATTTCTTACACCGATTGCATTTATCTCAGCTGTTCCTGCTAAAGTTTCAGTATCAGCTTGTGCCACACCATCTACCCAAAGAGTAATTAAGTCAGATGAGTTTCTTGTAACAACTAAATTGAAGTCACCAATAAAAGTACCACTATCTAAAGACAAATCAACCTCGTTATTATCAGTTTTAAATCTTAAATTATTTGTTGAAGTAATTTTAAAGAATTCATTTGGTGCAGTATTATCACCTACAACAACCACATTATTTGCATCAGGACTTAATTTTATTCCAAAAGTAAACTCCCCACTTAAAACAATATCACTAGCGGACTGTAAACTTTGAGTATCAGAAGAATCAAAATCAATATCTCCTGAATTGTATGCAGGTTGTTCAGTAGCAGTTGCTTGAACCATATCATAACTATTAGCACTATCAGCCCAAGCAGAAACATCAGCACCGTTTAAAGTTATTCCTGTTTGATTTTTATACCAAGCTTCTAACCCTGTTTCATCAGAAGGTTGCCAACTCCCCATAGGTCTGTTAGAACCCCCAATACTCATTCCTAATTTAAGTGCTAACATATCTTATGTAGTTGCTCCTTCACTATAACCGATACCAACCCCACTCGTTAAAGTAATGGCTGTCACATTCATAAAAATAACAGTCCCCGCAGGTAGTGTCGTTTGTAAGGCTGCTTCTCCTGTTGCGTCTGCTACTGTTATTGAAGCTATAACGCTCTCAACAGGGAAGTGTACGCAATACCAATCTTTACTCGTTTGCGCTGCTGTAGTAAATATTTCTGTGCCACCATTTTTCCCTAATTGCTCTGTTAATAGTTGTTGTACGTTTTCTATCATTTTTTATTTTTTTATTGTCCGTAATATATATAATTCGTTCCTGACGGTTCAGGGTATTGTGTATATTGTACTTGTTCTGATCCTGATCGTTCTTCTACAAATAACTTTCCTACTTCTACACATCCTTTTACCGTGCCATAAACACCTGTTTGATTGCTAGCAACCCCATCTTCTTTCTCAGGGACTTTTCCGTCCTCTATTTCAGGAGTTCCATTAAAACTTACTTCCCAAGCTGAATACTTCCAATACCCACAAGGTAAAAAGTTTATAGAACCTGTAAGCAGATTCTCAAGTGTATTATGTAGTAATGTCATATTTGTATATCTAGGATGTATAGTTTCAGTCCTACCATAAACATACTTTACCTCCTTATCCATATCATTAGTAAACTTCAATAAGTGTTTAATCTGACTTGAAGGAACAGAGGTGTCTATCCTAACATCTTCAGTTGTTATGTTGAAGTTATATAATCCTGAGTAAGCTAATTGTATCATCCTAATATATAATAGAAATTAGTTGCATTTATTTGTTTATGAAGTAATAATTGAGCCATAAGTAAAATTAGTATTGTCTAAAGGAGTTGTAGTGTAGTCAGCACAGACAGCCATAGGTTCTTTTTCTTCTCCTGTTAGAATCCATTCATAACCGTTAGCTGCCGACCAATTATCACCTGATGTATTATTACCTGAATTTAGTCTAAGTCCGTTTACAATTCCTAAACATAGTATAACATTATGACCTGCTGCATTTCTTTGGTTTAATTCTACAAAAGCTATAAGCTTAGACTGTCCTAGTCTGCTTAATTCGTCCTGATCTTCTTTGCTTAGTTTATCTAAATAAATTGTCAATCCTTGTGTGTAATATAATGCAGTCAAAGTTCCTGCATCAGCATTTAATACTTCAGCTACACTCCCACCTCTTTTTGGTAAGGCATATTTATACAACTTACTGTGTCCTAAGACAAAGGCTGTCACCTCACTCGAAGTTACTGTAATACTTAACATCTCCTCAAAATTAGCGAGATACACATTCTTGACTCCTCCTGCGCTTCTACTGCAATCAATTCCACGCCCTTTAATTAAATTTGTGCAACTTCCCATAGTTTAGTTTTAGTTCTACTATATAATAGAAAAAAGTATTGTTTATTTTTATTAAGTTAAAAAGAAAAAGGTGAGCATAAGCCCACCCTAATCAAGAAAATATGAAAAATACTACTTATGAAGTAACGATTGACCCATATGTAAATCCATTATCAAATGGTGCAGTAGTATAATCTTCAAGCATACTCATTGGCTCTTGCTCCATTCCGTCAAGTGTCCATTCGTAACCGTTTCTATCACCCCAAGCTGCACCTGAAGCGTTAGTACCTGCATTAAGAAGCATACCATTCTTAACTCCTAGACAAAGAATAACATTATTACCTGAAGCTAGTCTTTGATTTAATTCAGCAAATACAACCAATTTAGATTGAGCCAATGCTTTCAACTCATTCTGATCTTCCTTAGTCAGTTTATTTAATTGAATAGTTATTGAAGGAGTGTAGTAAATCGTTCCTGCTTCAGTAGATCCGTTAATTGTTTCTGTAACACTTGCTGTCCCCTTTGGTAAAGCATATTTATAAAGATCATTAGTCCCCATTTGAATATCTGTAACTTGGTTTGAAGCTATTACTATCCCTGTTCCATCTGTTGGTGTGTCAAATTCATCATATACACCGAAATAGACGTTTTTCACGCCACCTAAACTACGTGAGCAATCTAAACCTCTACCTTTTGTTATTACTGTGCAACCCATTGTTTAAGTTTTAAAAAGTTAAGGAAGTAGCTTTTACACTACTTCCGTTTATTTGTTTTATGATTGGTAAGTGAAATCTGCTGCTACACCTACTTGTACACCTGCCGTCCATCTAGCAACCAATCTTATGTTTTGGCTTCCATCTAAAGGTTTCATATCTAAAACAGATACTTCATTGAAGTCCATATCTAATTTAGTTGAAGTTCCAAAGAATAAGTTTGACTTACAACCTGCATACATAACATTATCTGCAAGACCTGGTACTATTGCAATATTTACTCCTTCAAATTGAGCAGTATATTCACCCATATTGTTGAAAGGGAACGCACTTAAAGCAGAAATTGCAGAAATATAAAATCTGTAAGTCTTTTTGTTCATATAGATATATAAGTCGTCTTTTCCATAAACTGCACTAGGAATAGCAGCAGTTAAAGATCCTAAGTTTGCTATAATGTTTGAAGCATCATAAGCACCTGAAGCAGAGTCAGTAGTCATAGAACCTGAATAAGAAGTAGTAATACCATTAAACTGTCCTGGTGTAGATGTATCTCCTGCCCAAAAAGAACCCTCAATAGCATCAGCGATAACTGAAGCAGAGTAGCCCATTACAAAAGCCACAAAATCATCTTCTTGTGCAAATGACCAGTCACTTAATAATTCTTTACGACAAATATCTTGGTTAATTTGAAACTGCTCTACTTCTAAAACTCTTTCAGTCATAGTAAGTGTAGAACTTTGCTCATTAAATTCACAAGTAGCGTCTTTAACTAAATTTGAATTTGTAAGGTTATTTAGAACTTCTTTATAGTTCACAGCGTTCCTAACTGTTGCATACTCTAAACTGTCTGCACCATTTAATGCAGCGTGTAGATACTCTCCTGCCTGTGTTCCAGCATACGAGCTTGATGTGATTGATAATCCCATAGTTTTTTATTTTTTATTTATTAATTATTTTTTATATTATACCAATATCTTTCTTTTCTGCTAAGTTTTCTGTATTCAGCAGTAGAAAGTTTTGTACTTGAAGCTTCAGTAAATTTATTCACTCCAACAGGTTGTGTTGCAGGTTGTTTAGCTAATTCTTCTTTTAGTCTTTCATTCTCAGCTTTTAATTCTTCTACTGAAAATTCAACTACTTCTGTAGTTTTAGTTGTTACTGTTCTAGGGTTCTCTGAAGGTTCAGTAATTTCTTCTTCAGTAGTTTCTTCAGTAGTTTCCTCTGCTAATTCTTCTTCTTCTACCTCAGTATCACCTTTTAATTCAGCAATAACAACTTCTAAGTTTGCTATTCTTTTTTCTAATGAATCAAATTCAGATAATTCTGCTGCTTCAACTTCTTCTTCTTCAGGAGCTTCTTCTTCAACTACTTCAGCTTCACCGATTGTAGCAATAATACCTGCTTCTTCAACTACAAAAGTAATACCATCTTCAGTTTCATACTCTCCGATTGGTAATTCAATAGTAGTTCCGTCCTCAGTTAAAACTGCAATATCCACTCCTTCTGCTAATTCATCAGCAGTTGAAACAATAATAGTTCCGTCTACTAATTTAGCTTGAAATTCTAAGTTCACTTCCTCTTTATCAAGTCCAAGTGCAACTAATATTTGTTTCTTTAAATCCATAGGTTCTTTTTTAAGTTCTGTTATATAATAGAATAGTTATTTATTTATTTGATTTTTACTTTATTGAAGGCATATTTTTAATATAACTTTCTAAAGTTTTATTAGTAGTTCTTAAATTCTTTAATTCTTTAGGTTCTTGTTTTATTCCTAATTCTGAAAGTGCCTTTGTAGTTTCTGCTATCAAATTCTTTTGTATTTTTATTTGTGTTTCTGCCATTTCAACAGCATTCTTAGACGCTTTCTTTGCATCTTCTATTTGGGTTTGTACCTTACCCATCTTCATCATTATTTTATCAGAACTACTTATCCTGTCTTTTATTTCATCTATTAGTCCCAACTCAACCTTTTCTGCTTTTAGTTCAGTTTTGTTTTCTCTTATTAGCTTGTTTAAAGCACTTAGTATTTGTTCTTGTGTTGGTTTCATATTATTTTATGCTTTTATTACTGC